GCTATTGAAATGGCTGGCAGTGATGGTGGCTTCATAGATTTCCAAGATGCGACAGATGGCAATGACCACGCTGGCAGGATTATCTACGCACACTCAGACGACACTATGAAATTCTCTACCGCTGGAGCGCAACGCTTAACAATCACTGGCGGCGGCTCAGTCGGCATCGGCACTGCAACACCAGCATTTAGCCGAACTGGTGGCGGGTTACGAATTGATAACAGTGATGCACCTCATATTCGTTTGGACAACGGTTCGTCTAATGTAAGCGAGATTTACCAAAGTGGCGTAAACACCGTGATTGATAGCCGAAGCCCGTCAGGTGTTATCAAGTTTACTGTTCAAGATAGCGAGAAGATGCGCCTTGACAGCGGCAATCTGCTGGTTGGCGGCACAAATACGTTCCCTGCTGGCAATAATGTCGTTGGCACGGCAATACGGCCAGACGGCGACATATCAATTACAAAGGCTGGTGATTTTGCAATCTTTGCAAATCGTAAGGATTCAGATGGCGGGATAATTGACTTCCGCAAAGATGGCACAACGGTTGGCTCAATCAAGGCTGGAAACGGCGATTTGCTAATTGGCACAGGAGATGTAAACCTACGTTTTTTTGATGCAACCCCAGCGGTCATACCACGCACAGCAAGCGATGGAACAAGCAGTGCGGTGGTTGATTTAGGAAATGTTAGCAACAGTTTTAAAGATTTGTATTGTCAGCGGGTCAAAGGTGCTGCTGGTCACACAGGCGAAGTCCACTTCACAGGCTCACATGATGTTCGCTTTGTAACTAACGGCAATGAGCGGGCTAGGTTCAGGTCTGATGGCACATATGTGATTGGCGCATCTTCAGATGATAATATGTGGCGTGGCACTGGTTCAAATGAAGGTTTCCGGTTTAACAATAATTACGCTGCATCCCAGATTAGCGCAAACAACAATATTTATATGTCTAAAGCCAGCGGCTATTCAGACGCCGTATATATTTCGTTTTGGGTTAATGGGACACAGTTAGGGAACATTAACACAAACGGGTCAACGATTAGCTACAACACCTCATCTGACCGCCGCCTCAAATCCAACATTGAGGATGCAGCATCAGCATCCGACAAGATTGATGCCATTCAGGTTCGTCAGTTCGACTGGAACGCAGACGACAGCCATCAAGACTACGGCCTGATAGCGCAAGAGTTGCAGCCGATTGAACCACTAGCTGTGACAGGCAATGCCGACAGCGATGAGATGATGGGCGTGGATTACAGCAAGTTAGTGCCAATGCTTATCAAAGAAATACAAGAATTGCGTGGCAGGGTTGCTGCGCTAGAAGCCAGCTAACAGGAGATAAACTAATGGCAATCAATTGGACATTCCCAGCAATGGATGTTTGTAACAATCCGGTCAACACGCACACCGACTGTGTGACAACAGTTCACTGGCGGGCAACGCTGGTAAGCGCAACAGAGGTGAATGACGAAGGCCAGCCGCTGTCTGTGATGGCATACGGCAGTGCCGCTGTGCCACAGCCAGAGGAAGATGCAGATGATTATGTCGCTTTCGATGACATCACGCCAGAGATTGCAAAACAGTGGTCACTTGATGGTATGGGCAAGACAGAGGACGAGCTTGAGGCGGTTCTGGCAGAGCAACTTGAAGCGCTGGCAAACCCGCCAATGCGGCAGGCGTTGCCGTCTGGTTTTGGGGATTAAAATGGACGAAGGAACCAAAGTTGGGCTAGACGTAGCTGCTGGAACCGGCACTGTGGCGGCGTGGCTAGGCCACGCGCCTGATGTTGTGGCAATCTTCACTGGCGTCTACATTCTGGTCAGGCTTTGGGAGACCGAAACTGTAAAAAAGCTGACAAGGCGCGGCTGATGTGCTGGAGGCTGCCTTTTTACTGCTGGTGTTTGTTGACGACAGAAAAGTCAGCCCGGCGTGGCATTTCCGCGATCTAAACGACTGCGTCTATTTGGCGCGTATACTGCACAAGCAGGGGCCAAATAAGATAAGCAGCTACTGCTTGCCGGTTGATGTGGACAAGGGGACAAAGATTTATGATTGATCCAATCACGGCGTTCTCGGCAGTCAGTGCAGCCAGCGGCGCTATATCCAGCGCTATCAAGGCGGGCCGTGACCTATCATCTCTCGGCGGTCCTATCGCCAAGTACGCCAAGGCAGAGGCCGAGCTTAACTTCGGCGCCACAAGAAAAAAGAACAGCATTTTTTCCAAGATGACCGGCGCCGAGCAAGCTGGGATTGACGAATTTTTTAGGAAAGAAGAGCTGGACCAGATGCGCTCTGAGATGCGGTCGATATTTGCGATCTACGGCAAGCCGGGACAGTGGGAGAGGCTGCAAGCTGAAATTGCGAAACAACGCGCATTGCAGAAAGAGGAGCTTGAATATAGGGCAAAAGTGCGTGATAGAATAATAATGTGGACCGTGCTGCCTATGATGCTTGTGGCGGGCGTGACTGCGTTGTTCTACATGATTAGGTTCTTAAAAGGGCTTCAATAGTTGTCCACAACAACAGGTCTGATCGGCGAGTACATCACCGCCGGAGTAATACTTGAGCAGGATGGCTGGAAGGTCTCGATGGCCCAGCAGGACGACACCGACCTTGTGGCTTGGAAGGACGGCGTGTTCATCAGGGTTCAAGTCAAGACATCAACCCTGCGAACTCAGGCGCGGGACAGGAAGCCGGGCTATCATTTCCAGACCGGCAGCGGCGGCAAGAAACATATTAAAAGAGGCTCCTATGATATCCTTGCTTGTTGCGCGGCCACCGACAGAAGGGTGTGGTTTCAAGCGCAATGCTGTATCAACCAACTGTCACTGCGTAAGGCGCGGGGGTTCTTTGCTGACCCGCATCTGGAGAGTGATAGCTGGGAACGTGCCGTGCAAATTGTAATGGAGTGCAGAAAATGAGCAAACTGATTGAGATGATTAAGCGCCACGAGGGTGTGGTGCCACACGCCTATCAGGACAGTCGAGGGTACTGGACTATCGGGGTAGGACGCTTGGTGGATGAAGATTTGGGTGGCGGTCTGTCTGATGATGAAATCGACTATTTGCTGACCAACGACATAAACCGCTGCATCGAAGAGGCTGAGACCTATCCGTGGTTTGCCGGCCTCTCAGAGCCGCGTCAAGCGACAGTGATATCTTTGCTCTTCAACCTAGGCAAGCCGCGCTGGGATGGCTTCAGGCTCGCTCAAAAGGCGATTGCGGCGGGTGATATGGCTGAGGCCAGCCGGCAGCTACTCGACAGCAAGTGGGCGCGGCAGGTTGGCAAGCGCGCACATGAGATGGCGGCACAACTGGAATCAGGAGAATGGAAATAATGGCTGAGGTTACGTTTGAACGGATACTCAAGTGGCGACTGCTGCCGCGCGGAATGATGCTGGTAATGACCTACGCATACCTACAAACGCTTTTCTGGTTTCAGTCGCTGCCGCCCGATGCGATGACAACACAAGCCGCAGGATTGACGGCAACCGTTACGGGTGCAATGACGGGCGCCTTTGGACTTTGGCTCGGAAGTGAGAAGTCATGATCCAAGCTCTGCTGCCAATAGTCGGCAACCTTGCGTCAAGCTGGCTCAAAGGCAAGGCTGACGAGAAGGCGGCTGCGTCTGCGGCTAAGGTAGCCAAGGCGCAGGCTGAGGCGAAGGTTATGGAGGTTGCGGCCACGCATGAGGCGGGCTGGGAAAAGATTATGGCGCAGGGCAGCGTCCACAGCCTCAAGGATGAATATCTGGTGATCCTGTTTTCGATCCCGTTGATACTCGCGTTCTGTGGCGATTGGGGCCGAGGCGTAGTTGAGCAAGGGTTCGCGGCGCTGGAGACGATGCCGGAGTGGTATCAATATAGCCTTGGAGCTATAATCGCCAGCACGTTTGCGATACGCGGCGGCGCCAAGCTATTCCGCAAATAAAAAGACCCCGGCGCAAGGCCGGGGTAAGTTTCGGGAGGAAACGCGGGACATAACGCTGCCCGCAAGCGATTAGTCATCGTATTCATCTTCCGGCTTTTCCACAAGCCCCAAGCCTTCGCAGCGCGGGCATTCAGCCATCCGATCCTCGAGGTAGCCGCCGCGCGTGTAGTCGATGACGGCCATCTCTTGAGGGTATTCGCCCTGACCTTCGCAGTCAGGGCATTCGATTGGGTCTATCATGATGCCAGCTTGAGGTGGCGGGACTTGCCCGCCTCCCGCTCAAGGTGGCCCTTCGCCACAAGCTGACTGATCAGCGAGTAGGCTGCGGTCTTGCTGCGCCCGGTCCTGTCCGCCACCTCCTGCACTGTGGGCGCATACCCATAGCGCTTGATGTGGCGCGTGATCATTGCCAGCACGGTGTGCTGCTTCGATGTCAGCGGCTTCATGATCTCGCCTCCTTCACTGTCAGCGTCTTCTGCCTTATCGTTGTCTCCGGCTTCGCGGCGACTGTCTTCGCCGGTTGCGCTTTGGTGCGCCGCATCGGCCACTTGATGTAGAAGCTGGACCCGTCAACCGTGACGCTGCCCTCCTCGTGGTTGCCGAGTATCTCCTTGAGGCCAGCCTCGGCGATGTCGATCTGCTGCTCGGCAGCCTTCTTGTCGGCCTTGGCCTGCACCAGCATCTCCGCGTAAAATTCGCCATCCTCAATCTCGTTCAGATCGAGCGGCGGCGCACCATCGTCAACGCGATCCCACGCCACGTTGCCGTCAGCCGAGGTATAGACCTCATACCAGTCGATATCGCGCTTGCGGCGCTCGAACTCGTGGATGGCGTCAATTATGTCATCACGCATCGCATCGTCTACCCGGTACAGGAATATCCGAAGCTCATTACCACGATACAGGACGCACACGGCGCCCCAAGCGTAGCCGGTACACATTAGCTGCCCCTGTAGCTGTATTGGGCCTCTGTGCGGCGCCGGCACGTCCTCAGCGGCATTCGCCGTGACCTTTGCCTCCAGTACGCCAAGGCCGGTGGTGTCAACGCTGCCACCCTGCGGCACATAGATGCCGTTGGCCGGGTCGTGCGTGAACGTCTTGCCGCCCAGAGCCTGACCATCCAAAGAGCAGGCGAATGGCAGGTGGTCGTGGAAGATCGCCTCGTCAAACTCCGTCTCCAGATGCGTCAGGGACAGGCGCTTGGCTGCTTCGGTGAGGATCACACCCTCAAGCGTGTCGCCCCAGAACATCGGCTCGTTCTGCGGCAGGTAGTCAGGCGCGTTCCCGGCCTCAGCTTCGATGGCTCTCTTGAGCGCCTCGTTGGGCGTTGCGTACGGGCTGCGGTTTAGGATCACCGGCAGTATTGACGCGGTGACGATGTTGTCTGGTGTTTTCTTACCTACCATTGGTTTGTCTCCTTGTTTTGGTTGTTTAACTAAGCCCAACGGCTTCTTTTGCGGAAAGCCCCTTGCGGCTCATCCGAATAGAAACTGTAGCGGCCGTCAGTCCAAAGGCCTCCGCTAACTCACGATGCCCATAATATGTTTTTCCATTAACGATGTGTTTTTTGCCTCTTGGCATCCACATCCCCTTATCAAGCTCCAACGCCTGCCGTAATGAATACCCGCGCTTTAATCGGGTGTTTATTTTATCTGTCGTTAAGTTAAATGCTTCGGCTAGATTTTTCATGCCAAGGTATTCTTTGCCGTCTACGACATATTTTTTGCCCCTTTGGCCTACGCCTTTTTCTATGCCAAGCGCCTGCTCTAACGTATGCCCCCTGTTTAGGCGTGATGTGAATTGTTGTCTCGTAAGGCCGTGAGCCTTAGCTAACTCTTCCTGCCCCACATACCTTTCCCCATTAATTGCATATACTATCCACCCACCGTGAGGCTCAGACCTCTTGCCTGTTAAGGCGTCTTCTATGCTCCAGCCCAGATTGTGCATCCTGTCATAAACACGTTTTAGGTCTTCTCCAAAACATCTAGATGCCTCAGCTAAACAAGAATACTCTCTGCCAAAAGCCGTTACTGGGTTTAGGGGCTTGTTATAAACCTTTGGCCGCTTTACCAGCTCTAATGCTTCTTCCAAGACCCAACCAGCTTTTCTTCTTGCCTCAAAATTAAATAACGGTACGCCATAAACCCTACACAGGGCAGCTCGGCTTTCGTACTGTTTGCCGCGAAACGTAATCGGCTTGCATATAGATGGGACACCTTTTCTTTCAGGCGGGTCATCAACCCCAACCGCTTGGCGCAATGTCCATCCTGATGTCTCTAAACGCGCCCGAATAGTTTTTGGCTCAATACCAAAAGCATCACCAAGCTGGCCGCATCCGTAATATGTTTCCCCCTGAATGCGATACCTTTTCCCAGTGGTTAATGGGTCGGTGTGGCAACCACCCTTTTTCACGTTGTACCCATTCGGCCAGTTTGTATTGTATTCTCTTATCCAATATCTCTCTGCGGCAGAAAGCGCTTTTAAACTTTGCACCCTTTGAATAACGCGGAAAGAAAAAACATCTTCGCCATACGTTCGCATAGCGTGGGCTAACGTGTTTTCTTTGCCAGCGCCTCTGCGTGAAGAAGACCTATGTTCAAACACACGCCTCTCTAAAACCGTGCGGCGCGTAAGCCCCACATACTGCATGCCATTGACCGTGTTGGTCGCAAGATAAACAATCATCTCCCTGTCTCCCTTCGATGGGCGCCCGGCCACAACAGCCGGGCGCAGGTGGTGTGGCAACCTCTTTTAGCGCAGTAGCGGGACGTAGAAGTCCTTGATATCTTCCCACACCCTTTCCTCTGGGTGCCACTCAATATTTGCGGCAGTGTCGAAGCTGTCAGAACCACACACCAGCACATAATAATAATATGTGGTTTCCCCCTTTTCGCCATCCTTTGCCTTGCCTACGGCAGTGTGGCTCAGTCGTCTGTCGATGACCCGCACCAGCGGATCGCCAAGAACCCGGAAGGGCTTGTCCAGTGCTTCCGCAGATTGCGGCCTGTAACTGAATATGATGTCGCTCAGTTTCATGATGCTCTCCTATACCGCAGCCTCAAGGCGCTTGGTCTTGGCCTTCCAGATACCGGCCTGCCGCCGGACGCCGTTCATCTCGGCGCGGTGTTCGCGCTTGATGTTGACGACCACGTTCTCTTTACTGGCCACCTCGGCGCGTAGGTCGGCGTTCTCCTGCTTGAGCGCCTCGACCTGCCGGTGCATGTCGTTGACCCGGTCAGCCATCTTGCGGTGGCCAGTGCCGGCCTCGTCAACGGCGAGGCGAAGGGTGGACAGCAGACGGACATAGTCCGGGGTTACGATTGAGCCGGTCATGATCTTGTTGTCCGCCTCGGCGATGATCTTCTTGTACGTTTCGATATTCATTGGTCTCTCCTTTTCTATTGACCAAACCGGGCGATAAGCGCCCACCAAGTGTAGGACCGTGAGGCCTCTACGCCGAACACCCAGAGCCAGTCGATCCAGCCAAGGGTGAAGGCGGTCAGGATGACCGCCCCAATGATGTCGTCAAAATATTGTCTCACAGTTATCTCCCTGTTGGGGCGGGGCCGTTAGGCCGCCGCCTGTTGGTTGATGAGGTCGCGCTGGCGCTTGACCGTCTTGAAGAATTCCCAAACAAGCCAATTCCTGATGCCGCGCTGGCGGCTGTCGCCGCTGCCAAGCGGCTCACGGGTGTAGAAGAATTTATATCCGCCCCGTGGACCGACCGTGACGAACATCAATGCATCGTCAGTCTCAACATTGATAAATGCAGAGCCGTACATCGACCGCTCAATGGTAACCACAGCGCCAATGTCTGCGGCGTCTTCCTCAATCCACTTGATGATTTGCTCTTGTTTGGTCATCTGTCTGTCTCCCGTTTGGTTGTTCTACTCTTGTCCTACTTATATAGCGCCCCTTGACTTGATATACAAGCAATATATGCTCTTTTTTATGAATTATTTTGCAGGAGAGTTAAGTGTCTGAAATAAAACCAACATTGCTGCGGCTCCGAACATCGACCACCGCCGCGCTCAAGGAAGAATTGCAGTATTCGGCGCACCGAAGCATGTCCGCGCTGGCTGACGAGATCATCGAGATGGGGCTGCGGGTCAAGGCGCGGGAGCGGGCCGAGGCCAGTAATGCTGAGGCCGCGACCAAGCTGGCGGGAAGTGTGCGCTGATGGTGAACAGCCGCAACAAGGGCAAGTCAGGCGAGTATGAGGTGATTGCGATCCTCACCGAGAACCTCGGCGGCGGCGCCGACAAGCTGGAGTTTAAGCGCGACATTGAGCAGTACCGGCAGGGTGATCTAGGTGACGTTATATGTAACGACCCGGCGTTCCCGTTCACGATTGAGGTGAAGCGATACCGTCAGGGCGTACATGCACAGCCGCAGTGGTGGGATCAGGTCTGCACGGCGGCTGAGGCGTGTCGAAAGCTGCCGGTGCTGGTCTATCGCTATGACCGCATGCCGTGGCGGTGGCGCTTCCCCGTGGCGGCGATTGTGGGGATGTCTGACTACATCCCCGCCGGGGACATAGCCGAACAGTACGACTGGCGTTACGCTATGGAGTGCGACACCGAAACAGCAATGATGATAATCAGGGAGCATTTAGCCGATGTATGAGACGATTTTAGCGTTTTGCTTTGCGATGAAAATAGGCGGCGAGCCAGCCAACCCGTGCTGGATGATGAAAGAGGATACGCGGTTCTACACGATAGAGCAGTGTCAGCATTATGCCGAGCGCCAAGAGGCGACAGTCGCCGCGAGGCTGGCGCAGGACTATGACATGCCGCCGGTGGTGAGCGTGCAATGTGGCGCATATGAGGGCATGCGGTGAGACCCAAGTATGAGACACCCGGCGACCTAGCCAATGAGCGGCACGTTGCCGGCGTTATGGACGGGCTGGGCTACGGCCTTGAGAAGCTGCCGATGCAGTACCGGCTCGACTTCGCCATCTTCAAGGACGGTGACTGCCTCGGCTTCGCTGAGGTTAAGACGCGCAGCTTCGAGATGAACAAGTACCCGACAGTGATGATATCTCTGTCAAAGGTGATGACCGCAAAGGTCATAACCGAGACCACGGGATTGCCCTGCTATCTGATCGTAAAATATAGCGATGTGATATCAAGGCTTGACTTCTCCGATCCGTATGAGTTACGGATGGGGGGCAGGGCAGATCGCTCAGACCCACAAGACCGGGACATCTGCGCGTTCTACCCTATCGAGCGGTTCACTATTGTGAGCCACATATAGTTGTCGTTATCGTTAAGGAGATAAAGAGAAAATGGCACTAGGATTTCCAACGCAGGCCACCGGCTCAGGTGGCGACATTCTTCCAATAGTAAAATGGGATGCCAAGGGCGGCGATCTGATCCGGCAGGATCGGACGCAGGGCGCTGACGGCATGTGGGTAAAAGATGAAAGTGAGGTTAGCTTACCAGTCAAATTCGTTATGGACCTCGAGAGGATCGAGGTTGGGTTTATCTCATTCGCATCAGGAGCGCCTGACTTCCGCGTGGCAAAGATCGGAGAGACGCGCCCGGAATGCCCGCCTGACCTTGGGGCAGACGGAAAGCCGGCCTTCAAGCCGTGCTTCCGGGTTCGTATCTGCAACAAGGAGTTGGGCGTCAGGGAGTTTAGCCACAGCGCCAAGACGGTGTTGCGCGTTATGGATGACCTGCACAATCAATATGAGGCTCAGAAGTCGGCTAATGCTGGTCTGGCTCCTGTTGTGGAGATTGCAGGCACTGAGGTGGTCAAGATCAACACGCCGCAGGGTGAGTTGCGCTTCAAGGTGCCTCAGTGGTCGATTACTCAGTGGGTTGAGAGGCCCGCTGCAATGGATGGCCGGCAGGCTGAGGCTGCGCCGACACCACCTGCGTCAGAGGTAGTCAGCGCCGCCGTAGCGGCAACGCCACCTCCCGCTGCTCCGGCTGGCGGCGACCTCTTCTAGCGCAGTAGCGGGCGGCGGGGCGTTTCCTCCCTTTAGCCTCGCCGCCCGTGCCTACCCAAAGGGAGAGCAAAGGGAAATTGCTATGACACAGAATATTGCGGCACATGCCGAGCGCATCGCCAAACATTATTGGGGCGAGCCAAACAAGAAGCTGTCGAAGAAGGGGTTGTTGCGCTGGGGCAACGCTGGCTCTAAGGAGTTGGACATCCAGCGCGGGGTTTATTTTGACTTTGAGGAAAATCACGGCGGGGGTGTGGTGGAAATCGTGCGCCGATATGGGCGCCAGACGATTACCGGCTCGGTGGCCGACACGTTGCAACGCGAATTCGGCATAACGAAACAGGCGGCGGACTCGATGCAGCCCGCTAAGTACATCGAGAAAATCTACGAATATTATGACGCTGACGGCGACCTGCGGTATCAGGTGCTGCGCTATCAACCCAAGTCGTTTAGGCAGAGACGCCCGGACGGCAGGGGTGGCTGGCTGTGGAACATGAACGATGTGGAGCCTCTGCCGTACAATCTGCCAGAGATGATGCTGAACCCAGACGCACCAGTGTTCATCGTTGAGGGCGAGAAGGCGGCGGAACGGTTAATGAAGCTGGGCCTAGTTGCGACAACGTCACACGGCGGGGCCGGCAAGTGGTCTGACGCACTGGCGCCATATTTCGATGGGCGCAACGTGGTGGTGCTGGCTGACAATGACAATGCGGGGGAGCGACACGCCGATCAGGTGGTGCGCTCAATCTGGGGCAGGGCCAAGGCGGTCAAGCGTGTTGAGCTTGCCGGGTTGCCGGAGAAGGGCGATGTAGTGGACTGGCTTTTTCAGGGCGGTACTGTTGAGAAGCTGATGGAGGTGGTCAGGGCCACGCCGGCGCTGGATAATGTGCCAGCAGAGGCAGAGGCCGCTGACGAGGCTTCAGAGGCGGAGGAAGAGGGCGTCCTCAAGCCTTATAAGCTGATGGATCAAGACGCGGTGTGGTCGATGCCGCCGGTCGAGTTTCTGGTTGACGAGCTTATCCCTGAGCGTAGTTTTTCGATGATCTACGGTGCGCCGGGCAGCGGCAAGTCGTTTCTGGCGATTGATATGGCGCTCAGTGTGGCACACGGCGTGGACTGGCAGGGCAAGAAGGTCAAGCAGGGTCCAGTGCTTTACATAGCGGGTGAGGGGATGGGTGGATTTGGCAAGCGCTGGAAGGCGTGGAGCATGCACCACAAGCTCGACAAGCGCCCGGAGATGTACCTTCTGCCAACGGCGGTCAACATGCTGGACAGCGAGGACGTGGCGCGGCTCAGGCTCACCATCGAGGAAATGGACAGGCAGTGGGCGCTGGTCATCGTGGACACGGTGGCTCGGTCTATCGCCGGGGCTGACGAGAACGCGGCGCAGTCTATAGGCATGTTTGTGCAGTCGTGCGATGCCATCAGGGAGGTGGCGGGCGGCACTATGCTGGCGGTCCACCACAGCGGCAAGGACAGCAGCAGGGGCGCCAGAGGCAGCAACGCGCTGCTGGGCGCGCTAGACACAAGCATCGTGGTCGGCAAGCTGGACAGCGTGGTCACGATCAAGGTGGAGAAGCAGAAGGACGCCGAGCCGATTGACGAGATGAACTTCAACATGACGACCGTGCAGGTGGGTGTCACAGACACGTCTGTCGTGCTGGAGCGCACGGACGCGCCGGTGGATGCGCCCAAGCGCAGAAAGCCGCTGGCAGCGAGCCAGCAGAGGGCGTTGACGGCGCTACAAAACCTGTGTGCAGAGCGTGGTGTCAGGGTGCCGATTGGCGAGTGGCATAAGGCTCATGAGCGTGACTGCCCCGACACACATACGTCTACACGCAAGACTGCGCGTGATGCGCTGGTGGATGGCGGTTTTGTGGTCATTGCGGACGGTATTTGCTGGATAAACAGTGAGTTAGGTGAGTTTTGAGGTTGATACGGCGTGGTGCGCCGCCGATACGGAAGTTGTTCTAGTTTGGATTTTTGGGTGATGGCGGATAATAGAACACGATACGGGAAACTGTTTGAGACGCCTATCGTTATAAAACAGATAGTTAGGATAGCAATTCCCGTATCAACCGTATCGGTACGGAGTGTCCGTATCGGTGCGGTACGGTACGGTCCCCCTATAGGGACCGTATCGCCGTATTGGCCGTATCAGTATTTTGGTAGAGGAGGTGTTTATGGCTGTTAGAAAGAGACCGAAGAAGGCGCCGAAGGGATTGGACGCTAGGTTCTATCCGAATGAGCGAGACGCGAGGAAGTGCCAGAACGCTCTGGTGGAATACGACAGGGTGGTCAGGTCGTATGAGGAGAATTGGGGCATCGACCGACTGCCCGGATTGGTGGATGCCGAAATGCGGGACCGCTGGTGGAAACAGTGGGACAAGCTGAACGCGGCGATTGAGAAGGGGTCGGGGCCAGAGGTTGAGCATGCGGTTGAGGTGACCATTCGGGCATGTGGCGTATTGGAGGCCCGAGCCATCGAGCTTGGGGCGAAGCCTCTCACCGGGGATCGGTGGGAGTGCCAGCTACCAGACGGCGGTGTGCTGGCGATTGTCAGGGATGCCGCCGAGGTGATGCCGGTGCATAGTGAGGGCAGGTACGATCAGGTGTACTGTATGGACGAGGTGGCGAAGATCATGCAGCAATGGCGGGCAGACGAGGCCGGCAAGCTGGCGGAGAGCGTGAAGGGCGTGTTTCCGGGTGCCGTGGTGGACAGCATCGAGAAGAGGGTGCCGACAGCCACGGAGGTTGAGTTGAACGATGAAATACCGTTTTAGGGAGGCGGACGTGGAAAACATAAACAGCGATGACAGGGAAATGCTTTACAAGAGCCGGCAGTATGTGCTGATCGGCTCAGACGGCTGGGTTGACGTGCGAGGGCTGTCGGTGAACATTATCAAGACAGGCGATGGGGTGCGGCTCGAGGTTTGGCCGGTGGAGACAGACGGGTTGAGTGCAACGAGGCCGCTGGGTACTATGGAGGTGACTGAGCCTGAGAAGGAGCGCGGGCCGTCTCCGAGGAAAAGGTTTAACTGTGTTAAGGGGGAGAGAAAATGATACAGAAAGGTGACGGAGAGATAGCGCGCAGGCTGAGTAATGGGCTTTGCCCAAATTGCAAGACAGCGATAGAGTGCTGGCAAATTGATGTTAAGGCCAACACCATTTCTGCTGATTGCACAACCTGTGGTTTGGGCATTATAGATTTGCTAGATGGAGAGAAAAGTGAAACGAGCTAAAGTGCTGGACGATGCAAAGCAGATGGTCACGAAGGACCGGGCTGCGGATCACGGTGATATGGAGGACAATTTTGCGCTGATCGCAAAGTATTGGTCAGCGCATACAGGCCACAAGATTGAGCCGCAGGATGTGGGCGTGATGATGGCGCTTCTCAAAATGGCGAGGGCGAAGAGCAATCCGTATCACGAGGATAATTATGTCGATGGCGCCGGATATATGGCATGCGCGGCGGAATGCGTGCATGTAGATGGGTGATGTTCTTGATTTTGAGCGCGGGTCTTTTGTCCGGTTTTTTAAGGAATACGTTGACTGTGGCTGGTGTGACCAGCCGACAAGGGGTCGGGTGTACGAGGAGAGCCAGAAGATAGTGTGCAGTGTCTGCAATGGGGTGCTGCTGGAGATAGACGATGAACCGATGTTGATACTAACGCTTGATGAGGATGATTTCGATGGTAGCGCATAAGCTGAAAGAAGAGGTTTTTGACGAGTTTCTGGCTCGCATCGCTGCCGGTGAAAGTGGCAGGAAGGTCTGCAAGGAAAAGAGCATGCCAAGCTGGGGTTCGGTGTGGAAAAAGATCAGGATGGAGCCTGACTTTTTGGCGCGCTATTCAGCGGCTTTGGAGAGCCGTGGAATGGTTTTGGCTGATGATCTAGATGACATAACGCGAGGCGTATTGGCGGGTATGCTTGATCCAGCAGCGGCTAGAGTAGCGGCAGATATAATCAAGTGGCAGGCGGCGAGGATGACGCCGAAGGTTTATGGAGATAAGGCGCACATGACAGTTGAGACAAAGGGTGGCGGCTTCATCGAAGAGTTAAAGCGTGTTGAGGATGCGGTGAAAGCAAAGACAGCGGAAATGCTGACAGACAAGCGAGACACAGAAGATGATGCACTACGCGCGGGCGAGGGTGGTGTTAACCAAGATAAGGTTAACAACGATGTCTCAGGGGCGACATAATTATGATAATATATTGTTCCACGGCTAAGTCATTGATTTCGTTACATCCGGCACACGCATAATGGACGTTATGCGACAAAACGTGAAACATTGCCGTGAAACAATGACCCCCCCCGTCAAATCACGCGCGGGGGCCGTGATAAATATATACCCCCCTCTCGAAATCCCTGACCCACGGACCCACACATGACCCAATCCCCCCTGTCTGCCGACACCATCGCCGTCCTGCGTGACGACCCCGCCCTCTTCGTTGAGACGGTCCTGCAAGCCAAGCCCCAGCGCTGGCAGAAGAAGGCTCTGGACGCGATTGCGGCGCATGATCGCGTGGCGGTCAAGAGCGGTCACGGTGTCGGGAAAACGGCATTTGAGTCGTGGATCGTGTTGTGGTGGCTGCTGACCCGCTATCCGACAAAAACGGCTGTGACCGCCAACAGCGCCCACCAGCTAAGTGACGTTTTGTGGACTGAGATCGACCGCTGGGCGCGGAACATGCCCCAGCCCTTCAAGGATTTGCTCGAGTTTAAGGCGGACAAGATATCCCTCAAGGGCGCGTCTGACAGCTTCGCCGTGGCGCGGACGAGCCGCCGGGAGAACCCGGAGGCGCTTGCTGGTTTCCACTCGCCGAACATGATGTTCATCGTTGAGGAGGCGTCTGGCGTGCCAAACGTGATCTTCGAGACTGCGTCTGGCGCGATGTCCACCCCCGGCGCGAAGATTATCATGTGCGGCAACCCCACCCGATCCGATGGATATTTTTATGATGCCTTTCACGCCGACCGGGAGCGCTGGCACTGCATCACTGTGTCGTGTGAGGAGGGCGAGTATGTAGACCCGAAATTTATCACTGATATGGCTGATAAATACGGTGAGGCGAGCAACGTCTACCGTGTGCGCGTGTTGGGCGAGTTTCCCACGCAGTCGGATGACGTTTTGGTGCCGCTGCATTTGGTTGAGGAGGCGACCCGGCGGGACGTGGAGGCTGGACCCACCACCCCGGTTGAGTGGGGTCTTGACGTTGCCCGCTATGGCGGCGACAGGTCCGCTCTGGCCAAGCGGCAGGGCAACGTGCTGGTCGAGCCGATCAAGACGTGGCAGGGCAAGGACTTGATGGAGTTGGCGGGGATTGTTCTGGCAGAGTATGACGCCGTGCCGTATCGGATGCGCCCGCAGGCGATCTATGTGGACGCGATTGGTCTGGGCGCTGGCTTGGCGGATCGCTTGCGCGAGTTGGACTTGCCCGCCGTGGCTGTCGCGGTGTCGGAGAGTGCCAGCATGAAGGACCGCTTTAATAAGCTGCGCGATGAGTTGTTCTGGAGCGCCCGCGAGTGGTTTGAGGCGCGTGACTGCCACATGCCGGCGGACGACACGCTGATCTCGGAGATCACCGGCATTAGGTATAAGTATCTCAGCACCGGCAAGCTGAAGGTTGAGAGCAAGGACGAGATGAAGAAGCGTGGCCAGAGATCACCTGACGTGGCTGACGCCTTTGTGTTGAGCTTCGCCGGTGCAGGGGCGGTTGCTGGAGGCTGGTCAAGGGGTTATAATAGCAATCGCACATTGAACCCCTCAACGAATTGGATTGTTTAGATGGTGGACCTTTATCGCGGATATGACGAAGGGCTTTTAACCGAAGAGCCGACTCGCTTTTCTGATTATGTCGCGTCCGCCTCATCTGACCCGTTGATGGACTCGCTTTTGGGCCTTGGCCCATACGAAAACAGTGGGGTAATCCTTCCAATCGCCAGAACCCCGCAGGGTGAGGCGGTGCCATCGTTCCCTGCGCCGGTTCAGGCCGCCGCGCGGACTGTGGCCCGCGCTATGGGCGGCCTGCCACTTGACATTGACCCCGAGACCGGCCTGCCCACCGAAGAAATGCTGATGGATGCGGCTGATTTGGCTGGATCGGTCACGGGGCTTGGGTTGCTTGCGCCTCGTCCCGCTGGCTCGCTTGGTATGGGTGGGCGAGGCATGATAGGTCATAACCGCCCACCAGCAACGGTGGGAAAGACGCCATATATTGTCGAGAACGAACTGAGAGGCACAGAGTTTCGCACCGCTGTATTGCCTGACGGTAGCCGCACATTAATTGATGCGGCGGGAAACCCTTATATTGAAGAAAAAACTCTTAACAAACTACTGACTGGTGTGCCGCACTATGAAATGACATCTGAGTTTACGCCACCACCTGCTGGCGTCTTGTTACCAGAGGTCGAGGTGATGCCAGAGCAGTTTGAGGGCGGTTGGATCATCAATTTGTCTGGGGACCGCACAAGATACGGAAATCTTAGCAAGGTCAATGATATTGAGCTTTATGGCGGAGGCGTTGACCTTGAGGGCGGCGATGATTTTATGCGTAGTCTCCGCGCTGTGTGGGCGTCTGCATCCGGTGCAGTATCTAGCATTGAAAATCAAGTAAAGGCGATTAGGAGCGGCCTTTTGGGCGGCGATCCAGATGCGCCCATTTATGGCGCCACCACAAATATGGCCGAGCGTTCTGGCGACTTTGCGGTTGATACTGCGGAAACGGTTATGAGGATGATCCCGAACTCGCGAATCAAGAAAGATGATTTCTTGGCGTTTGAGAAAAAAATAAAAGAAAAATACCCTGATTACCCGGGTATGAAAGACCCAGACAAGGCGCTTGAGTGGCTTAAAAAAGACGCACAAACAACCGGCGCCGGAAACCGCAGACTGTTTTTTGTTCAGGAAGTCGCAAAAGGCTCAAACCAGTCTAAGGGTTTTCCAGATATAGGCTCTGTAAGGGCGGCAATATCTAAGCCTGAGACGCGATTTATGCCATACGGGAGAACTGGCGCGGCGATTGGCCTTCTGGCCCCAGAAGGCCAGCTTGCCACTCGCATGCGCCTTGGCGATATCGAAAATCCGCACAAGACCTATCCAGACATGATCGGAGACGCACTTGGTTATGAGGGTGGATACCCCGTAACAATAGGCAGGAGCTTGGGCTTCCCTGATTCATACGCGAGAATGATTGGGGCTGAGGGGAAACAACCAGCCGGAATCCGAAGGGCTTTTGATATAGGCAGGGAAGTACAGTTTATGCGGCCTGATGTTGTTGACCCTCAAATGAAGTTTATCGAAGACCAGCGCCGCATGTTGCGTGAGGAGGGGCTGTTGTTTTGATGCTTAGAGGTCTTCCAAAAGCTCATCATCTTCTGGGTTCAGGCCCAGAGCGTGGCAAAGGTAATCATTAATGATGTCAATATGCTCATCAAGCTCTTCTGTGGACGTTGTGGATTCGCGGGCCAATACCATACCGTGTATGGCCTTTGACATAATTGTTTCCCTTATAATCAGGGCGTCTTCTTTATCTATTTCAACCATAAAGGCCTCCCTTGTCAGGCGCAGATTATACACAATATCAGAACGATATAAAAGGCAAAAATAATGCCCCCAAGCGCCCCTAAAGACCCCCGCCTAGCGAAATATGGCGTTAAGGGTTACAATATGCCAAAGCGCACACCCAGCCACCCGACCAAGTCGCATGTGGTTGTGGCGAAGGTGGGCGACACGGTCAAGGTCATTCGCTTTGGCCAGCAGGGCGTAAAGACAAATCAGACGGTTGGGCAGCGCAAGGCGTTTGAGAGCCGTCACCGCAAGAACATAGCCAAGGGCAAGCTGTCTGCGGCGTATTGGGCGGCGAAGGTCAAGTGGAACCCACAAAAGACCAAGTCGCCATCTAAAAAGTGGAAGAAGGGATCGTAATGGCCGCAGGACTTCACTATTTCAGAGACGGCACAAAATATCGTGGCGACATACACAAACACAATGACGGCGTCATCATGACTGGCGCCCGCATGACGCCCAAGAGCAAGCGCGTCTATCACTTCGCAGATTTGTCCGAAACAGCAAAAAAGAAAGCGAGAAAGAAAAATGCCCGGTAAACACTACGGAAAAGGCAAGGGCGGGAAGAAGAAGTAATGCCGAGGCGCTTTCCCAATGTCCCGAAAGATAAAAAGACCGGCGTTCCGAAGAAGTATCTTGCGGGCGCTAAATCTAAAACACGCAAGGCGGCTGAGATCAAAAAAACTGCTAAAGCGTACAAGGAAGGCAAGAAGATAGACGTGAAGGCCGTCAGCCGTTCCAGAGCAAAGCAAGGGAGACGAGGCCGTGCCTAAAGCAAAGCCACTATCCGAGGCAACAAAGAAATCGCTCCGTGCCAAGGCGGAGAAGAGCAAGTTTACATATGGCGAACTTGCTCAGGTATACCGGCGCGGTCAAGGCGCGTACCTTTCAAGCGGATCACGCAACGTGCCAATGGCGGCTTGGAGTATGGGCCGGGTAAACAGCTATATGCGGGGCGACAAGGCTCGCACCGCCGACAAAGACATCTACAAGAAAGCAAGAGGCAAGAAATGATTGTTTGTGATGACTGCCCGTATCGCGGGCGCTGCGAGAATATGGGGCGCTGCATACAGGGCAAGAACGCCCACATTGCGGCGGAGACCATTGTTCCGCCTGTTCTGGACATTAACACCACCAAAGGCCCGGCCAAGACTGTCGCGCCTGAGAAATCCACGACCCTCAAGAAATTAGCCAAGAAGGTGAAAAAATGATGTACGGTAAAAAGAAAAAGGTCACCCCTCCTATGCCTAAGCCGCGCCGTGGCACAATGAGCGAGATGATGGGCAGCGACATGATTATGCGGGCTGCGCCCGTCACTCCGCCGGCTCGCTCCCCGCGCCGCCGCAAGTCCCCCGGCCACAACACCACGTTGGGCAAGTACGCAGAATAGAGGGCATTATGGCCGACAAAATGGACGACTACCAGCTATCGAGCATTGTGTCCTCTGAGATCGTGGACTCGCTCAATCACTTCGACAGCGAGTACACGCAGGAGCGTCTACGCGCCATCGACTTTTACCTCGGCGAGCCGCTAGGGAACGAGCAGGCTGGAAAGTCGTCCGTTGTGGACACCACTTTCGCGGATACGGTTGAGACGATTATGCCCAACCTTATGCGCGTGTTTACGGCCAACGATCAATATGTGCGCTTCGCACCGCGCACCGCCGAGGACGTTAAGGGCGCGGAGCAGGCCACAGATATGGCCAACTTCGTCATCAACCACGACAACCCCGGCTACAAGGTGCTACACACTTGGTTCAAGGACGCGCTGATGTTCCGTCTCGGTGTCGTCAAGTATTTCTGGGACGAGACCGAAGAGGTTAACGAAGAGGAATATAACGGGCTGAACGAAGACGAGCTTGCGATGCTCCTCAACGACCCTGACGTTGACGTTGTCTCGCAGGAGGAGACTGTCACCGAGACGATGCTGGCGGATGACGGCTCGCTAGTGCCTCTGGCCAGCACCTACGACCTCAGCGTGAAGGTGACGCGCCGCTCCGGCAAGATCAAGATCATCAACGTCCCGCCAGAGGAGTTTCTTGTGTCCCGCCGGGCCGAGAGCCTTGAGGACGCGCACTTTGTCGCGCACCGCACCACAATGACTGTGTCTGACTTAGTCGCTATGGGCTACGATCAGGACGAGGTTGAGGCGCATGCAGGCGCTGGCGACCTTGACGTTGACCGCGAGCGCACCTCGCGCTTCCAAGACCTAGAGGCCGCGACAGGCACTGACGCAGCCGATCCCGCTCTCCGCGAGGTGCTGTACTACGAGTGCATCATGAACGTGGATTTTGACGGAGACGGGATTGCCGAGCGCCGCCGCATTTGCGCCATTGGTGACGGCGGATCACACATCCTGCACAACGAGCCTTTCGATCACATCCCGTTTGCGGTTGTGACGCCTATCATGATGCCACACCGCCTCGTTGGCCGGTCAATCTACGACATGACCGAGGACTTGCAGGTCATTAAGACCACGCTGATGCGTCAGTATCTGGACAGCGTGTATTCCAGCAGCATGCCGCGCGTTGCGGCTGTTGAGGGACAGGTGAACCTCGATGACCTGCTTTCGGCATCTCCGGGCGGCGTGATCCGCGTTAGACAGCCGGGCATGTTGCAGTCGATTTCTGGCGCACCAGTGGGCGGTGAAATACGGCCCCTTATGGACTATGTTGACAGCATCAAAGAGAACCGCACGGGCATCTCAGCGGCATCGCAGGGTCTTTCTCCTGACGCCCTACAGTCAACCACCGCATCCGCTGTTGCCGCCACGGTTCGAGGCGCTCAGGTCAAGATGGAGAGCATCGCCCGCACGTTTGCGGAGACGGGCATGAAGTCACTTTT